TTCATTTCCTACTCATTCATGAGTTTAAGAAAAAGAGCGGCCTATGTGGGGCATCCACTTATAAGCCGCCCTTATTTACTATCGATCCGATCAATCGGTTAATGGATTGGTGATCGGATCGAATCGAGGCCAGATGACAGCAAAAGCATGAACGCTATTTGCCGCTCCGGGATCACTTGCATTGACGGTCACACAATCGAAATTGTTTGTCATATCCATGCAAGCTTCTGGCACTATCGTGAATACAACGACTTGGGTAACCGATTGTGTTACGGCCTGCTGATAGCTTTTTGCTGCGGTCGCTGCCGTCAAATCATTATCCGTTGCGAATCCATCGCTATAACGAATCGGTACGTTTCCAGTCATGGCCTTTTCGCCTGTTCCCGTTGCACTCCCTGCGTTTCCGCTAGATTGTGCAAGAGTCCACGTACATTGCGTTGCATCCGCAGCTTTTTCGTTGAAACACCAAATTTCAGCCGCATGTGCGTGCTTTAGGCTGATATTGATGCCATTTTTGGCCGCGCCGCCAACGCCAGACGGAACAAGCTGAACGATATAAGGTGTTTCGAGATTGATACTCATTTATTCCTCCGTCTTTAGAATCTATCTAGGTTTAAGATCTGGTTTCCAGGGTGACGATCGGACTTACAGAAGTCGTCCCATCCTGTAGGGTTGTGGCCGATACAACGGCGGGCTGTCCATCGCAGCGATAGACAATCCGCATTGCGGTCTCGTCATAAATGAATTTTACGTGGATTGAATAGGCGATTTGCGGGCCACCCTTGGTAATGAACTCATATTGGCCAAGGTCAACAAGGATAATATCGCCTTCAATGCCCAGTAATGAGCACCATGGACAAGGAATCAACGGAAGACCTAGCAATGTTGTATTGGGTGCCGCCGCAATACCGCCATTCGGCATGTTGACGAGAGCCCCGGCCGCGCCGAGGGCTATCTGAAGCTGATGAATCTGCTGAAAGCAGCTGTTTCGATTATAGAGCCAAACAGGATTAACTGCTCCCGGATCCAGAGCCATGAACATCTTTTCAATATTCTCGGTAACAATGGTGGCCGCCTGTTGGCCGGTTTCCGCTGATACGCTTACCTTGGCTGTAGAATTCAGCAAACCAAGAGGCTGGCCGGCGCCAGTGCCGGCAACAATCGCTTTGACGATCATATTGCGGAGCGCAACCTGAAATCCTTGTTCTATACGTGAAGTCATCGCCGGCGCATCTTCCATCAATTCGTCGGTCAAGTATAGCAATCCGGCAAGCTTTTTTAGTTTCAGCTCGACTTTACGTAGCTTTGGCTTGGTATCGCTTTTCTCCGTGCCCTCGCCGATCCAGTACATATTGATTCCGCCCCAATGCGATGTCGCCTTGGTGGTTTCAGCGATTGCATTGAATGAAATGCTATTGCCGGTTACCGTTGTCGTATTAACTCGGCTGAGAATAGCATCACCGGATGGTTCAAATAGCGGAGTGATCAATCGAGAGGATAGATCGGGCTGAACTAAAAAACCTCCATATTCCGGACTTGATTCGCTCATACCGCTGGCTCTTGCATAGGCTTCCGATAATGCCAGTTTTGTGGATATTTTCCCGGCCATGCGGCTGTCGGCTGCTATAACATCGCGAAACAATTCCGATGTGTTGCCATAGCGTTCATGCCGGTTTGGCAACCCGGGATATCGACGCTGTATTTCATCTTCCGTGAGCTGGGGCTTTATCGGATTTCTTGCAGGCTTATTCATAGCCTCCAGCATTCCGATTTCATCCTGTTCCAGTTCGCGGTCTTTGGTCAACTCCAGGATTTCCTTCTGTAATGTAATACATCTGTTGCGCTCATCCTCGGAGAGAACCCGGCCATTTTCATCTTTGGCTTTTTGCTTAATCGCCTGATATTCATTGGCCTTGGCCTCTATCTCCAGTCGCAATTCCTCAATATGCTCACTGCAGGCTACAATGGGAGTAATTGCCAGAAGCGTGGGCAGAGCCAGACCATTATCCAGAGAACAAAGCAAAACCAATGCCACAATGAACACCGGGGCCAGCAAGCCGATGGTGATCATCGGCGGAATGAGCGGCTGCATTTTGAAGTAACTCCTCCCAAAATGAGCGGCAAACCACTTTCGTTTATCTCGTGCATGCTGCTGCATGTTTACCTCCAATAAAAAAGGCTGCATATGGCAGCCATTGAAATGATTGAACTGTCTTACTGCTTCGATTTAATGCTTTCGCGGACTGTTCACTCTCTTCATTATTTCATCAAATTCCGCGAACAGTTGATTATCTGATAGAGGTTTTAGGGGTTCCTCCTTATGTTCTCTTGATACCTCTATCACTTGGCCGCTATCCTCGAAGAAGTATAGACATTCATTTTCGTGCTGGATCAATCTTACATGCACTTCTGTTTGTGGATATGCGGGAAAAGTTACAGGGGATACATCAAAAAGAGGTTGCACTTTCAAAATCGTTCTTAAAACAATCTTTCCTTCATCAAGCTTTTCGATCTTTTCTTCTTTGATATTAAAGCCAAAACTGCTTTTCCTCACATCGCCTCGCTTTATCAGGGTGACAAGATCCCTGCCAAGCGTGGTATCCGGAGGAATGATGCTGTACTTCAAACCCTTGTCGTCTTCCGACAATGAGAGCGTTTTTGCGCCCGTGTTGCCCAGTACTTCCTTTGGGTCATGATTCCATAGTGCATAGACATCTTCGCTTTTGAGTGCTTCTGTGAAAGCGCCGGGCGCGACTTCTTCCCAAAATCCGGGCCAGATTTCCGTGCGCTTGTTGAATACAGCGGCGTGACCTTCTATCTTGGGATTGCGCTGATCCTCGAAATTCATGCGACTGATGCTCTCGATATACCGCCGCTGCATTCCCTGGCTTCCGGATTTCTTGTGATCTTTGACCCATTCCTTGGCTTCCGATACCGTCCATTTGTCCTTGTCGAAATAATAGGCTTGGATGACAGTGCTGCCATCAGGATCGGATTTCAGCTTACCAATCCGCGCGCCGATTCCCTGATCCTCTGATATTGAAATCTGCCGGAAGGAGTCCTGTACAAACGTGTCGGAATTCCGCACGGCAATCCAGATATAATCTTCGGTTACGTCAACTGGCATTGTCATCCTCCTTGCCAGACTGTTTCGCTGGTTGATGCTTCCCGGAAACGAGTTTAAGATATCGGATAGTTCGCGCGGCCTGCTCCTTTTCCTCTTCCGTGACCGGCTCCTCAGAGGCTGCAGGCGCCTCACCGAGTACACCCATATTCAGCGGCTGAAGATATCCATCTCCATCGGCAATGGGATTCATATTTTCTTTTTCGCGGATATCATTGATGGAAAACCATCCCCACTGTCGGCCCATGGAGTAAGCGCTATAGCGGTCCTCAATATTCCCCCGCAATAATCCGTCTAGCAGATGTTCGGCGAAGAATTTGCCGCTGCCATTGAGTAGTCTCAAATTGATCGCTTGCTCCCATCGCACGCACCACGGACGGATGGCATCGGTCACATAGGAAAGGCTCTGCTCCTCGATATTACTGAACGTGGCTTTGTCGAGGTCCATGATTTTGTGCGGTGGTACGCGATAGATGGCTGCGATTTCTGAGCGGAGGAATTTTCGACTTTCGATGAACTGCGCATCCTCCAGGCTCATAGACAGCTTCTCTGCCTTCATGCCCTCCCAGAGGGTCAGGATTTTGCCGCGATTGCCAACTCCGGAATATTCCTCCTGGAGCTTCTTCCGGAAGTTCTCGCGTCCTTCCGGAGTTGGAGCTTTCGGCGCGGGATGGCTGATTGCAATCGATGGAAACGCGCCATTTTTGTACATATCAGCCTGCATGTTCTGAGCCGACAGTCCGCAGGCAATTGCCTCCCGATGCATGCTGATCGGCGAGTAGCCGGTGATGCCGTTGTATCCCAGACCTGGGATATGGAACATTTCATCACGACGAAAATATTCCTTCTGTCCGTTTTCGAGGCGATATTCATAAACCAGTTCATTCCCGGACCTGGTCACTTTCATCCGACTGGGATCCATAGGCCAGAGCGCCAGGATATCGCCGCGCAGATTCCGCACAATCTGCGCATAGGCATTGCCCCAGGTGAGGAGATGTCCCATCATGCATTCCCGGAACTGCATCGCCGTCATTTCGCTATTTGGGGCATCATGAAGCAGATAATAGAGCGGCTGATCCTGAGCTCGCTCCTTCCCGCGGCTATCGCGCCGATAGAGATGCAGCGGCAGGGAGGCAATATCTTCGCTGATGACCCGCACGCAGGCCCAGACCGCACTATAAGTCAGCGCCGTGGCCTCGTTGATATCCAATCCGCTGAGCGTCGCGCCGGCCATATGTGTGTACCAGAAATCATCCCAATCATCCGGCCGCGGCCTCTTCGCCGTGCGAATCTCGATGTTCAGCCAAGGGATTTTCATAACCAGACTTCCTCAGTGCCGGAATCATAGATGGAACCGCCGGCGCCCATTTCCAGCATTGCCCGGGAAAGCGCCATGATCAGGCACATGATTCCATCAATCTTATTTTCCGGCCGCTCCTTGACCGGAAAGACATTGTTTTTCCGATCATAATGGCCGACGACGTTGCTTAACATCCAGGTGAGACATGGATCCCCATTGTGATGAATCTTTCCTTCGGCAATCAGGGCATCCAGCTTCTTGGTTGCTTCCGAAAAATTGAGAACGCGGGCGGGGATCTCCACCATTGGGAGACCGCTATCTCCCAGATGCTTAGCTACCTGGGATGCATGAACCGGATCATAGCAGACTTCACGCAGATCGAATTTTTTGGCATCTTCCTGGATATCTTCCTCCAGGCCATACCAATCCGTTACTACGCCTGGATTTGTGATGATGATGCCCTGATCAGCCCAGCCGGCAAACTGCGCATTGTCTGAATCTTCAACCTCACCCTCGGATAGGTAATGAGTGGCAAAGACGTAATAATGGCCATCGCGTTCAAAAAGCAGAACCTTATCGGTAAAGTCATGCCGAGGCGCCAGGTCCACTCCGGCCCAACACGGCTCCGCCAGAAAATCATCGATCGATAGCGATGAGTCCCCGAGCCGATCCCAGGCAGCCACGTCAAAAAGCTGCATATCCGCCCCAACCCAGACTGAAAGATGTTTCGTCAGGAAGTTCGCCTGAGCGGATGGCATAGTCTGAGCCTTTTTCGCCAGGTTGCGTAGTTCATCGGGATCCACGGAAACGCCGTAATTCGGATTGGCTTTCTTCCAAATCTTAGGATCAGTCCAATCGTCATCTTCATCGATGCTGTAAATGATTCCGAAATATGTTTCATCCTCGGCAACCTGGTCCAGGATCTTGGTCACATAAGAACGCTGTTCATAGCAAATACCGGAACGATCCGAGCCGGCCGTCGTGATATTCCACAGCAGAGGTTGCGACCTGGCCGCCCGGGCAGTCTCCAGAACGTCATAGACCAATCTGGTGCGGTGCGCATGGAGTTCATCGATAATCGCGCAATGGATATTCAGTCCATCCAGGCTATGGCCTTCGGCGGATAGAGCTTCGAATCTGCTTGCCGTCGACGTCTGGTGAATCGCATGAGCCGATGTATTCACACCAAAAGCATCCCGGAGGCCCTTTTCCCGCTTTACCATATGCCAGGCGACTTCCCAGACAGCCCGGGCCTGTTTTTGACTCGTCGCCGCGGAGTAAACCTCGGCGCCTGACTCCTCGTCAGCGCAGAGACAGTAGACGCCAACGGGTGCTGACATGGTACTTTTGGAGTTTTTCCTGGGACATTCAATGTAAACTGTCCGGAAACGCCGCAACCCGGTATCACGATGCACCCAACCGAAAATCGTTGTATAGATAAAGCATTGCCATGGCTCAAGATGTATCTTTTGGCCGCCCCACTTATTACCTTTGATGTGAGGCATCAGCTCAACAAACTGGCAAATTCTGGAGGCTTTTTGAATATCGAAGCGATAATGCCAATTCTTTCTGGATAAATCATTTAGCTGTCGGCGGCATGCCTTTATCACCCAGGAGCAGGCAGAGATCTTCCCTGAAACTACCTTTTTCGCGTAATCTTTTGCGATTTTGCAGTAGTTTCTGGTTGATTTTTCAGGCATTTTTCAGTTTTTCCCAACCTGTCTCTTTTTGCTGCTTTTTAGGCGACACATGAATGCGCGTGCGACTCGAAGGATCGAGGCCAAAACTCGCCGCCAAGGCACGGTATTGAGCGATCAAACTGGCTCTCAATTCCCGTTTGGTTTTGTAGCACTCGCGTATCTCTGCATGGAGCATGCAGAGAGTTGCCAGCTCCGACTGATCCAGCTC